TAATGGAATGTGTGCGGAAGAAGAATATCCCTATACCGCCGCGGGTGGAGATTGTCAGTCTTGCGATGTGTCTGTAACCATGACCGGTTGCGTAGATGTAACGCCCAATAACCAGATTGATTTGACGGAGGCAGTGGCAACCGGGCCAGTATCGGTTGCAATTGAGGCGGACACGCTTACATTCCAGATGTATACCGGTGGTGTACTTACGAGTTCTGCGTGTGGAACCTCATTGGACCACGGTGTTTTAGTGGTAGGATATGGAGAGGAAAGTAACACGCCATTTTGGTTGGTTAAGAACAGCTGGGGGCCAAGCTGGGGAGAAGATGGATATGTGAAAATCGAGCGCAGTAGTAGCACGAACGACAAGGGGATTTGCGGCATTGCGATGCAGCCCTCATATCCCGTAGTATAAATTGTATGTATCTATTCGTCGTTAAATTCTTCATTGATGAGTTTACTTAAATCTTCATCCATTGATTTATATTCATCTTCTTTTTGATTACGTATTTCATTGATAAGTTCATCATATTTTTCATTTTTCACAGTATTATTGAGTTTAACGGGTGTAGTATATGTATTTTTAATATATATATAGCCTTGATGCATTAAAACGATTATACTTAAATATACGATAAAATATAAAATAAATTCTATAAAACCGTTCATATATATATTTGTAAATTATAAATTACAAATATAAACATAAAATTGATTAAAAACATATTATAAATATAATTTATAATAACTATGTCAGTATCTATTTTAATCGTTGAGCGCGGGGGTACAATCAAGCCATTGAAATGGAAGTCTTATGACGAAGCCCTCATTTATAAAAAAGCGGGATTTCGTTCAAGTGATGGATTTGAAAAACAAACAACTTGGAATGTAAAATTGGATAAAAAATATAATATTTCATTGTATGCTAAAAAAACTGGAAAGGCAACCCAGGAAAATAAATATGATTATCCTCCTCCGGTTGATAAGGATTTGTATTTCGGCAGCAATATATTGATTAATTATGATGATGAAGGAAACCCTGTAAATTTATTGGAAACTGAATGGAATAGAGTATATGAACATTTGTTTGGGGGGTTTGAAGATATTGGAGTGAGTGAGGAAGAGGAAGAGGAAGACGAAAGTAAAGACGTATATAATGATTTGGAGAAATCAAAACAAGGATATGCCAAGGATGGATTTATAGTTGACGATGAGGACACAGGAGAGGAGGAATATATGGAATGTGACAGTGAACTAAGTGAAGAAGAATACATCTAGAAAAATTGAATTAAAAACATATATATTTTTTATTACATATATAGAATGAATGTGTTGATTAAACATCCCGAGCAATTTCGCAAAAATATAGTTGATAAATTAAATATATTTTTGGGGAGCGAAAAATCGAGTATAAATATGGAAAAGGCGATTTATAATTTTTCGATAAAGGAGGGAATAAATCGAAAAATTATAAAGAAGTGGGATAGTAAATATTTTGTAAACATTTATATGTCAAAGTTATGGACAATATTTTGTAATTTAAAAAATGAGGAAATTATTAGTCAGCTAAAAACCGGGGAAATATTGCCACAGCATTTCCCATTTATGAGTCATCAGGAGATGAACCCAAAACAGTGGAAAGAGTTGATTGATAAGAAAATAAAAATGGATGAAAGTAGATTTAACCAGAAGTTGGAAGCATCTACTGATATGTTTAAATGTAGAAAATGTAAATCAAAAAAATGTACATATTATGAGATGCAAACAAGAAGTGCGGATGAGCCGTCAACGATATTTGTGACGTGTTTGGATTGTGGTAAAAATTGGAAAATGTAATTATAGTACTTCTAAATCTTTTATTTTCCAATATTCACAAGAACCATTCGGCAATGGTCGTTTAATAATGAATGGTATTTTTTTTTGGTCGAATTCTTTCTGTGCAATATAATAACTATCAATTTCGTTGGCATCTAAACTGATAAACGAGGTAGCGCCGGTTTCTAATTGTTTTGCTCGTTGACCAATAATAGATGCCCGTTCATATCGCGTCATAATGGGAGTGGTTTTATGTAAAGGATCAATAATCATATTGTCATCATTACGAACAACTTTACTTAAAATATCAACTTCGTCAAAATTATGTTGTTTATATTCAGGGTAATGCGTATCAACAATATTTTTAGATAAATTTTCATTGAACTTTTGTAAATAATTTTCATCTTCGTTTTCATCATCGGAATCATCATTATAACCAATATTTTCAATATTAAATAGATTTTTATGTGTTGACATAGTATTGGCAATTAAATCTTCATCGTCAGCCTCTTCGGCATCATCGTCGTCATCATCGTCGTCATCATCGTCGTCATCAGCGACATCGGCGACATCTTCATCGTCATCATCATCCTCGACAACATCATCATCATCATCGACAGTAATATTCACTTTTTTTTTAGTAGTTGTAGTAGTTAAAGAAGGTTCTTCGCTATCGGATTCGTCAAACACATCAAGATCAATCGGTTCTTGGTCAAATGCACTCATATTATATTATTGACATATAAAAAAAAATATTATAATCAATTTTTATATGACTAAATCTATAACCACAATTAAATGTCATTTGTTTTCCAAGAATGATCACAATGAGTACATATATAAACATATTTCATATCTTTGTCGTTATATCTTAAAAATATAATGTCACTTTTAATCTCTGCTTTCTTATTGGATTTGCATTCGGTATTTGAACAAGTAATATTATATAAATGGGGTAAAGTAGGGTCCTGTTTCGTATATTCATTTACAATATCATTTTGCTGCGTAATTTTGGTATTGACATCGATAATACAAGAACCCTCTGATGAAATATTTTCATCAATATTTTCACAATATCTGCAATAATGTTGAATATTATTATTATTTGTTTGATTAATGCCAATGTAATACATATTGTCACACTTGTTGCAGAATTTCATATTTATATATATTGATGCTATATTTATATTAAAATTATAAAATATTAATCAATTTTGATATGTATTATTAAAATTGATTGCTCATGAATTTATATTTTCCTATAATATATAACAATTATTATAATAATATGTCCAGTGCAAAGTTTGATAATTTACTACGTGTGTGCAGTGTAAAAAAAGGAGACAAAACAGAACGAACAAATCTTCGCATTGGGGACAAAACATCAAATATTTTAGGAGGTTCGTTTCATATACCAGATGAGAATTATAATAACTTTTTACAGCAATATTGCACTGATATTGTAAAAAAAGGTAAACTAGAATACCTTACTGAAAAACAATTAGAAAATGGAGGACCTTATGCAATCGATTTGGATTTTCGTTATAATTATGAAGTACGTACGCGGTTACATAATGACGACCATGTGGATGAATTCGTAGTTGGTATGTTGGATGTATTGAAATCGATGTATCAGATGGACGATACCACGTGTTTCAATATATATGTAATGCAAAAGGACTGTGTAAATCCAGTTAAAGAAAAAAATTTGACAAAAGATGGAATACATATATTGATAGGATTAAAGGCTGATAAGACGACGTCATTATATTTGCGTAATCAAATGTTGGGGAAAATGGAGGGGATTTTTGAAAAATTGCCATTAACAAATAGTTATGAAGATGTCTATGATAAGGGAGTAGCAAGTGGTTCGAACCAATGGCAATTATACGGTTCTCAAAAACCAAATCATTTACCTTATAAATTATATAAAATATATGAAATAACATATGATCAAGATGATCAGGAATTTATGATGGACGAATTAGATAAACAAACATTCGACGTGTGTGAAAATATAGAAAAACTGTCTGTTAGAAATACGAAAAATCCTCAACTATTTATAAAATCAGATTTCTCGGGAAAATATGAAGAATTTAAAAACGCGATAAATGGTAAAGTAAACCGAGTAAGTACACCCCAATCTGGCGGTATAAGTTCAAAAAAGGTTTTTGGTAATGAACAAGAGTTGTTTAAACAAATATCTAGTCCGGAAGAATTGGGTTTATTGGTAGATTCATTTTTAGAAAATATAGGTGAGGAGAATTACGAATTGAAGGAATACCATTCATATGTAATGGCATTATCCCCGTCTTATTATGGAAATGGGTCCTATAATAATTGGATTCGTGTTTGTTGGGCATTGAATAACACACACGAACGGATGTTGCTAACCTGGATTGCATTCAGTGCAAAAGCGCCTAATTTTTGTTATAGTTCAGTAAGTGAATTGATTGAACGTTGGAATTCGTGTGAAAATAATTTGGAAGGATTAACTAAAAAATCAATTGTATATTGGATAAAGGAAGACAATCCTACGGCATATAATGAAATTCATAAGCAAAATATTTCATTTATTATAAATCAAATAGTTTATGGAGTAGGTGGTGCGTCCAATTTTATAAATGATAATGATGTAAGTGACGATGTATTTGGACAAATATTATACCAGTTATACAAAGGTGAATATATATGCGCGTCGATCGAAAAAAATACGTGGTTTAAATATTTGAACAATCGCTGGCAAAAAGATGACTCGGGAATAAGTTTACGCGCAAAGATTCAGAGGATTAAAATACTTCTTCACGAGAAATTGCAAGAATTTAATACAGTGATATTGAATACGTCAACAGATGAAAATGAAAACAGCGGAATTGACAAAGTGAAAAAGGTTCAACGTCGCTTATTGAAAATTATTCAGAAAATAGGAAATGCTTCGGTAAAAAAAAATATACTTACTGAGGCCAAGGAACTATTTTATGATGCAAACTTTATAGAATATCTGGATAGTAAACCATATTTGATTGCGTTTAATAATGGCGTGGTTGATTTTGAGAAAAAGGAATTTCGAAAGGGTCGTCCCGAAGACTATATATCTCTTTCAACAAATATTAATTATATCAAACTAAATGATACACATAAAGACATTGTAACAGAAATACGGAAATTTTTCAGACAAATATATCCTCAACCTGAGTTATATGAATATATGTGGGAGCATTTAGCATCCTGTATGACTGGCTGGAATAAAATGCAGACGTGCCAAATGTATATCGGGGATGGTCAAAATGGAAAATCTGCGGTTATTCAGTTGATGGCATTAGTATTAGGTAATTACAAATATGAAGTAACCCCCGCAATTATTACAAATGATCGAGTAAAAGTTGGACAAACATCACCGGAAATGCTAGGAATGAAAGGTAAACGAATGGTCTGTATTCAGGAAACAAAAAAGACGGATACATTAAATGAGGCCATCTTTAAACAGATAACGTCAGCAAATGACCCTGTAACTGCCCGTGGATTATATGCGGAACAAGTATCATTTATACCTCAGTTTAAATTGGTAATTGCTTCCAATTATTTGATGAATATTGAAGCGACGGATCACGGTACTTGGAGACGCGTTCGAGTTGCACCCCACGTATCATTGTTTACTGATAATCCAGTACAGGGCGACCGCGAGAAGCCGTATCAGTTCAAAAAGGATATGGACATTGGTGAAAAGAAATTTCCAATTTGGAAAGAAATTATGGCGTCAATGTTAATCGACATTGCATATGATACCCAGGGAGTTGTAAAGGATTGTGATATCGTGACATCGAAGAGTCGTGAATATATGGAATCGCAGGATAGTATTGCTGAGTTTCTGCGCGATAAAGTCGCTCAGCGCGATGGTGCTCATATTACCAAACAGGATATTTCAAGTGAGTATAGCATTTGGTATCAACAAACATATGGACGTGGGGGACCAACATCAAAGGATTTGTATGAATATATGAACAAACGTTTTGGGCGCGCCAAAAATTCGACGTGGAGAAATATAGAATTAGTTCGCGGCAATCGACGTGCCAATGTCGACAGTGACGAAGAAGATTCTGGGTCGGAAGATGATTCTGATTCGGTTACAGAAGAAGTCGGCGCGAATGAAATTTAAAATTAAATGTAGTGTATCGTACGATTGTTACAACCAAATAATACTAATTATAATATTGATAATGTATAAATTACGAATATTAATGTGTTTTTTTATATGGTTCCCCCATAAAAAGGGCATTTATAAAAGAAAAAATGTTGTAAATCACGATTTCCAATGGATAAACGTAAAATGGAAATGACAATAAGCATAAATAAATGAATAATTTATAATAAATGTTTCGTGTATCCGTTTCAAATGACATAACAATGTATGCGATAACGATGATAATGTAAATATAAAATAAAATATGGGTGTTTACCGTTTTTAAAAACCCGACTTGTTTACTTTGAAAATCCGCTTTTGTATTATTTGTGGTTTCTTTTGCATCTTTATTTGACATTTCTCGTTCTAACATTCGGGTTTCACCTTCTACTGCATAAACATATTCAAGTTGTTTATTTAATAAAAAATCTTTATTTACTGAAACGTTTTTTTGCATATAATCATTTTCATTTCGTGTTTTGTAT